AGTTCCGCTCGCAGTTGACGCGCTGGTGCAGCCGTACCGCAAGATATTTGTCTGACAGGGGAATTTGAATGACTGATCTCGTTATCACCGCCGCCAACGTCCTATCCGGATCAGGCGCAAAAATCACACACGGCACGGCGGGCGCAACCGTCACCGCAGGCCAGACGGTCTACCGCGATCCGACCGACAGCAAATACAAGCTGGCCGACGACAACAGCGCCACGGCGGCGGTGCGTTCGGTTGACGGTATCGCGCTCCATGCCTCGCTCGCAGGCCAGCCCCTCGCGGTGCATGAAAGTGGGCCGCTGACTGTCGGTGCGACCATGACTGCTGGCGTTGCATACTATCTCAGCGACACTCCTGGCGGGATCTGCCCGGTTGCCGATCTGGCCACGGGTGAATATCCGGCGCTGCTCGGTATCGCCACATCGACCACGGTTCTGAACGTGGCCATTCAAGAGGCAGGCGTTGCCCTCTAATGGTTAGGCGCGACACCCTCATCACCTTTGAACGCGCTTCGACAGTGGCGGATGAATGGAACGAGGGTGTCGCCACATGGGCTGCACTGGGTCAAGAATGGGCGTCGGTATTTTACGGCAAGGGTGACGAGCGCCGCCAAGCCGCGATGCAGCAAGGCCAGCAGCCCGCAACATTCAACGTGCTGGCGAACAGCCTGTCGCGCGCGGTGGTGGTCAAGGACCGGATCACGGTCGGTACTGACGTTTGGGACATTGCCGGAATCGCGCCGATGGACCGGGCCAGCCTTGATATAACGGCGGTACGGGCGGCGTGAAAGTTACCGTCACCACGCAAGGTTTCAAGGAATTGGAACGCGCGCTGATCGAAGAGCTACCCAAGGCGACGGCCAAATCAGTCCTGCGGCGGACGGCAATTAAGGCGATGAAACCGCTAGAGGCGCGGGCGAAACAACTTGCCCCCATAGACGACGGCGGATTGCGCGACAGCATCACCACAAAGCCCGTCAAGGCCAAGCGGGAGAGTCGGACGCGCTATGCCTCACAAAGCGGCGTAACGGTCGCTACGGGGCCTACAGGACGGCCAGAGGGCGGCAACCCGTCATGGCAGGAATTCGGCACGGTCGATATGCCTGCCAACCCGTACATGAGGCCAAGTTGGGATAGCGAACACGGGGCCATTCTCGACACGGTGAAAGCCGAACTGACGACACAGATTACCAAGGCCAAGGGCCGGATTGCGCGCAAGGCGGCAAGGGGGAAATAATGGCCGATTTTGCCAGCTCCCTTTATGCGCGGTTAGCAGCCGACGCGCCGGTTTCGGCTGTCGTCGGCACCAAGATTTATTGGGTTATCGTCCCGCAAAATGCCGCCCTGCCATACATCCGTATGCAGACCATCAGCGATCCCCGGCCCGAGCATCTGAAAGGCTATGACGGCGCGCGGGTGACGCGGGTGCAGGCCGATTGCTTCGCCGCGACATACGGCGCGGGCAGGCAGCTTGCGGAGAAAGTCATCACCGCGCTCGCCACACCAGCCAGTTTCGGCGGCGTCCAGTTCGGGCGCGTCAAGGCCGAGGGTCCGCGCGATCTGGGCGAGGATACGGCATCGGGTTTTGTCCACCGGGCCAGCGTCGATTTACTGATTGAGCATCGTTAAAGGAGAATTTGAATGTCTGAAACACAAGAAGCCTCTATCGGTTATGGCGGCGAGTTCTGGCTGTCGTCCGATGATACGACCGCCAACCTTGCCGAACTGGTGCAGGTGGTTAGCTTTGGCTTGCCGCAGGACAAGACCGATCGCGTCGAAACAACGCACCTGAAATCACCCAACCGCCGCCGCGAATATACGTCCGGCATGGTGGACGGTGGCGAAGTGTCTATCACTTTCAACTTCCGCCCCGGTTCAACGACCGATCAGGCGCTTGAGGCTGCACAGGCATCGGGTGCAGAACGGGCAATCCGCTTTGTCGTTCCGCAGCTTGGCGTCGAAGCATGGATGTACACGACAACAGCCGTCATCACCGGCTATGATCGCGGCACGGTTACGGCTGGCGACAAGATGGAAGCGACCGTTACGGTTGCGATCACTGGCGCTGTCACGTCTGCTGTTTATGTCTAACCCGGTAAAAGGCCAAGTCCCGCTTAAGCTGGCAGACGGGCGCGAATATACGCTCGTTCTCGACATGGAAGCGTTGATCGAAGCGGAGGCGGTTTACGGCAAGCCGCTGCAAGGGCTGATGGTGGACCTCGCAGCCGGGTTCGCAGGTGCCGCGCGGGCGATGCTCTATGGGGCTATGCGCGCCTTCCATCCGAACGTGACCTTGCGCGAGGCGACCGAACTGTTCGCGCGCGAATCCGACGCAATCACCGATGCGCTTGAACGGGCGACGATTGCGTCGTTCCCGGAAGCCAATGACAGCGCGGAGGGTAAGAAGGGCGAAAACCCTCCTGGACGGCGCTCTGGTCGCAGTGGTGCGAAGCAGGGCTAGACCCGGACGGCTTCTGGCGGGTGACACCTAGGGTGTTTAGCTTGATCGTTTCGGCGCGGATGAAGGCCATATCTGACAACGCCACGGCGATTGGCTGGAACGCCGAAGCCTTTGCCCGAACCAAGACCATGAAGCCGCTGGGCGACTACCTGAAACCCGAACCGACTGCGGTTGATCTCCGGGCCAAGGGCGCTGCGGACGTTGGGGCGATGCTGCGACGGCTTGAGGCGCGGGGGAAGGCTTAGGGGATGGCCATGAGAATCCAGACAAGGACGAACAATAAAAATAACCCCCCGCAGCCGATTTCGGGGAATCTGAATTTGAAGCTGTGGCCACAATAGCGGCAAACCTCGGCATCATCCTGCACCTGCTCGGCGCATTTCGGGCATTTTTTCACATATCACCTCCGTTCGCGGGGGTTAATAGCATTGGATGCGGGCGATGGCTCTAGGCGAAATCATCGCGAGGCTCAGCGTCCAGCTGAATATGGATTCCGCTGCCTTCGAAAAGGGCGCGGCGCGGTCGGGCAAGCAAGCCGACGACCTTGGCAACCGCATGGAAAAGATGGGCTTCCGTGTCGGGAGCAGCATGAAGGCGATGGGGACCGCCCTTTTCGCCGCCGGTATCGCGGTGGTGACGCAACAACTCGGCAAAGTGGTTATGGCCGGGCTGGAACATGCCAGCGCCTTGGGCGAACAGGCGCAACAGCTTGGCGTGACGACCGACGCGCTGCAAGAATACCGCTATGCCGCAACGCAAGTGGGTATTTCCCAAGAGGAGATGGATAAGGGCTTGCAAAAGCTGACCTTGACCATCGGGCAGGCGGCGACAGACCTTGAGGGTAAGCAGGCGGCGGCGTTCGCCAAGTTCGGCGTTTCCGTAAAGGACGCCAACGGCAACGTCATCGATGCGGGCGCGGCTATCCCGTTGCTCGCCGATGCGTTCGAGAAGCTGCACAGCCCTGCCGAGCGCGCGGCGTTTCTGGCTGAGTTTTTCGGCGCGAAAATGGGCGGCAAGTTCCAGACATTGCTCGCTGGTGGGTCGAAGGCGGTCAATCAGTTGCGCGATGCGGCGCACCGGATGGGCGTTGTCATGAGTTCCAAGGAGATTCAGGACGCGGACAAAGCTGCCGACAAACTGGCAGACGTTAAGATAATTCTGAGCGCCAAGATTGACGGGATTGTGGCGCGCAATGCTGACAGCATCTTTAAGTTGGCAGACGCGATGCTGGCCGTCGTTGATGCCGCCAACAAGGCGGGCCAAGCGATCCGGCGGTTCAAACTTATGCAAGGTTTGGCGCAGGAAACAGCCAAGGCTACTGTGTGGTCACCTGACGGCCCCGCCAAAGACGCGGCTATCGAGAATGCTGAACGGTTCCGCGCGGCCATTGCCGAGATGGACGGCAAGAAAAAGACTACAGGCATGTTCGCGAATGTCCCCGGGTGGACGCCGGACATGGCGAGAAGTCCTGCCGCTGCGGCTAAACCTGCCCCGGCAGCATCGCGCGGCGGTTCCGTCGGCGGCACTTCACGTGGCGGCGGCGGCAGTTCTGGCCCATCGGCTGCGGATATACATTCGCGCATTGACGACCAGATTGCAGGCTTGGCCCAACAGGCGTGGTCGTTGCAATCCGGGATGGTCGCAAGCGCAAAGGAGCGCGCGGAGATTGAATTAAAGGCCGTCGAGTTGGCCACTCTCCGCCTGCATCACGAAACCGCCAACGACAATGACATTGATCGTCTCGGCAAAGAAGAAGCGGCCTCGCAACGCAAGCGGATAGACTTGCATATAGACGCGGTGGCCGATCTGGAACGCCAGCGCATCGCACGGGAGATGGCGGCCAGCGAGGAAGAAGAAGCTGCGGACATCGTTCGCCAACAGAACCAAGCCCAGCGCGACAGCCTGCAATACAAGCTGGGTCTGGCCGATACCGACGCGGAACGGCAGCGGATTGCGCTGGAGATATTCGCACTCGACGAACAGGACAAGCGCCAGACGCTGGAGCGCATCATCGCATCGGCAAGCCGGACGGATGCTGAAAAGGCACTGGCAGCGGCGGCATTGCAGCAACTCGACGCCAATTCCGGCGCGGCGCGGGCCAATGTCATGCGGTCAAACGAGACACAGCGCGAAGCATACCTGCGCAGTTTCCAAAAGACGACCGGGCAGATTAGCGAAGCCTTTGACCGGGTTAAAATCGACGGACTGGAATCGCTGAACGGCGCGATTGTGGACACGATCATGGGCGCGAAGTCGCTTGGCGATGCGTTCAAGAATGTTGCCAGCCAGATCATTGCCGACCTGTTGCGCATTGCGGTGCAGCGCGCGGTTATCGGACCTTTGGCCGATGCGCTGTTCGGTGGCGGTTCGGGTGGTGGAACAGGCGGCGGCAGCGGGTTGCTCGGCAAGATATTCGGCTTTGCCAACGGCACCAGCCATGCACCGGGCGGGCTTGCGCTTGTCGGTGAACGCGGCCCGGAACTGGTCAACCTCCCGCGCGGGTCAAAGGTCTACCCCAACGGCACTGGCCCCCGGCAACAGTCAGGCAACACCATCGTTATGCACAACGACTTTCGCGGCGCGGATGCGGGCGCGGTGGCTGGTATCTCGGCCAAGATAGACCAACTCGACCGCACCATTGAAAGCCGCTCTATCATGGCTGTGGCCGACGCCCGCGAACGCAGGATCATCCGCTAATGCTCTGGCCCCGGACAATGCCCGAAATCGGCGCGCAATCCATTTCGTTTGAATGCTCGCAGGTGGATTACATGTCACCTGAAACGGGCGGGCGGGTCGGTGCGATTGCGGCGGGTTTCCCGTTGTGGCGGATGCGGCTGTCACTCGCCAATCTGACCGAAGCCGACGCGGATATTTGGCGGGCATTTGTCGCCACCTTGCGCGGCCCGCGCCGTCAATTCATCGCCCGCGACATCACCCGCGACAAGCCCCGGCGTATGGGGACATTTAGCCCGACGGCTTCGGCATGGACACAAACGATAACCGCAGATGGTGACGCCTCACTGGCGCTGGAAGGCTTGCTGGCAGGCATGGTTCTAACCTTGGGGGATTACATCGGCTTTCGCTGGGATTCCGCCGGGGCTGATCCGGGGACGTTCGACCGCCGCGCCTTGGTTCGCGTGGTCGAATCCGGTTCCGCCGATGCGACGGGCGACTTGACGGTGATCGTTGAACCGCCGGTTCCGACTATCGTTCCGTCCGATGCCGAGGCGTATTTCTACCAGCCATCGTGCCTGATGCGCTTGGTTCCGGGTTCCGCGCAATTGGGCGAGCAAGTCTTGGGTGGATACACGGCACAAGGCGGGGTTATCGAAGCGGTGCAGGAATTGCTGGCATGAAGCTTTTTCCGCCCGACGCCGAGGCCGCGATCCTGTCCGGGCAAGCCATTGTGCCAAGCGCGGTGGCCATTCTCTGTGACCCGCCGGTTCGGGTGTGGCGCGGCTATGGCCAGATTACGATTGACGGCGAACTGTTCGACGGGATTGGCGATGTCGGGCTGGTGACGGCTACCGGCGGATCAATGGGCGGTGCCGAGCAAAGCATCACGCTGGAACTGTCGGGTGTTGCGCCTGAGACGCTGGCGGTGTTCGATGCGACGGCTTTGCGCCGCGCGCCGTGCATCATCTACACCCTGATATTCGACAGCAGCGGCACGGTGTTGCTGCATAGCGAGGTATTCGCGCGCGGGTCGCTCGATCAAATCCCGGTCGAGGATACACCGGGGGGCACGTCGACCATTCGCGCGATGGTGGAAACGGCGGCGCGCGGGCTGGGGCGGCGCGGCGGGCGGATGCGGACGGACACCGACCAACGGCTTGTTGAACCTCTCGACGGCGGTTTTAAGGCGATCTCCTACGCGGGCAGCAAAAATCTGTACTGGGGTGGCAAGAAACCAGCGGTGGCGGGGTCGGTTCTATCCACCAGCCCCGCGCCTTGGTCGCCGCCATTCTGATGCGGGACTTGGGCGCGCTGCACAAATTCATAGCCGACCGGGCAGCAATGCCGTTCGAGTGGGGCCACAACAAAAACGATTGCGTCAGTTTCATGGTGCAAGCGGTTCAGGCGATGACGGGCAAGAAACTGCTCGGCAAACTGAAATGGAAAAACGAGGATCAGGCCAACGCGGTTTTGAACGCGGCGGGCGGGATCGAGGCGGCGGTATCCGAACGGCTTACCGAAATCTCCCCGGCATTTGCCCAACGTGGCGACGTGGGCGCGATTGCGAACGGCAACGGGCTGATACTGGTGATCGTTGAAGGCGAGCATCTGGTCGCCCCCGGCCCGAATGGTCTGCGCCGGTTGCCGCGTAAACTGATGGTCAAGGCATGGAGCGCGGAATGAAGGTGCCGACATTTAAAGGTGTCGCCACCTTTTTCCTCACCCTTTCACTTACCCTGCCGACACCCGCCCATGCCGATCCGATTTCGGCTATAATTGTGGCAGCCATCGGACTGACGGGCACGGCGGCAGTCGTTGCTACGGCGGTTATCACGATGGCGCTGATGATGGCCGCCACACTGATTGTGACCAAGCTGTTCGGCCCCAAGAACAAGGCGCAAGACCGGCAAGCATCGGTCGCCAGCCTGTCGATTGGCGAGGTTCCCCGGCAGGCGCTATTGGGTGAAGTGGCGTCCGGCGGTTCATTGGCCGACGCGTTCAACTACGGCGGCACGGACGGCACGGATTGGGAAGTCCTGATCATCACGCTGGCTGATCACAAATGCCATTCGCTGACGGGGTTTTTCGTCGGCGATGTCTACGTGCCATTCGTCGCAGACGGCGCGGTGGCGGGCTATAACAGCCAGCTTGAGGTGTACTGGCTATCAGGCACCGAGACACAGACCATGCCCTCGGTAGTGACGACGTACGGCGGCTGGACGGCTGACGACAACCTTGCCGGGATTGCCACGGTTGTTGTCGCGTACAAGGCCGATGATCCCAAGTCGAACGCGCCGATCTGGACGGGTGGGCGGCCATCGTTCCTGTGGGTGGTCAAGGGCAAGCTCTGCTACATCCCGCGCCTTGACAGCACGGTTACCGGCGGCTCGGGCGCGCATCGTTGGGCAACGCCTTCCACGTGGGAATGGACCGACAACCCGATTGATTGCCGCTATAATTGGATGCGCGGGATTTACGCCTGCGACCGCAACGACCAACCCGGCATGTTGCTGGTGGGGCGCGGACTGTCCGAGGTGGAAGCGCCGCCGGAACGCACGATAGCGGCGGCGAATACCTGCGACGAGGCGGTAGCGTTGAAGGCGGGCGGCACTGAAAAGCGTTACCGTTGCAATGCGGTTGTCCAGGCGGATGATGAATTTATCGCCACTGAAGAAATGTTCGCGGCGGCTTGTGCTGGCGTCATCGTCCAGCGGCAAGGCGGGGTGGAGATTGAACCCGGCAGCGCGCGGTCGGTGGTGGCTGAGATTACGGACGCTGATTTGATCATCGGTGAAAAGATCACGTTCAATCATTTTCGGAGCGATACACAGCGGGTTAACAGCGTCATCCCGCGCTATATCGAACCTACCCAAAAGTGGGCCGATCATGCCGCGCCGATCCGCCGCAACCTGACTGACATCACGTCCGACAATGGCCCGCGCGAGGAAACCC